CTCTATTAAGTATTTTGCTCCAAGACTCTACTCGTCGCAATATAGAGCAGTTACAGCAAGAGACTATGAAGCAATAATACAGCAGATATATCCAAATACTGAATCAGTTTCAGTTGTTGGTGGTGAAGAACTTGATCCACCAGAATTTGGAACAGTATTCATTACTATAAAACCGAAAAATGGTGAATTTGTCTCCGATTTTGATAAAGGTGCAATTTTATCTAACTTAAAAAGTTATGCGTTAGCAGGTATAAATCAAAAACTACTTGATCTTAAATTGCTATATGTGGAAATTGATTCTTTTGTATATTATGACCAATCAAAAATTACAACAGTATCTGAACTCAAAACTAGTATTACTAATGGTTTGTTGACATATGCTAATTCAACTGATTTAAATAAATTTGGTGGAAGGTTTAAGTATAGTAAACTATTAAATGTAATTGATAATATTGATGAAGCAATTACATCAAATATTACAAGAGTTAGAATAAGAAGAAACTTAAAAGCTCTTACAAATCAATTTGCACAATATGAATTATGTTATGGAAACAGATTTTATATTAATCCTGAAGGTAAAAATATAAAAAGCACAGGTTTTACTATACAGGGTCAAAATGATATGTTATATTTCACAGATATTCCCAATAGACATAGTGATGGTACACTTGATGGAAGTGGAAAAGGCATAATAGCAATAGTCAAAGGTGATGTTGAATTATCAAGAGGTCAATTAGTTGTGGCATCAGCAGGAATTGTAGACTATGTACATGGTGAGGTTATTATATCAACAGTAAACATAACATCAACCCAAAGATCTAATAATATTATTGAAATTCAAGCATTTCCTGAATCAAATGATGTAATAGGGTTAAAGGATTTATACTTGAGTTTTGCTGTTGGAGATAGTGCCATAAATATGGTTAAAGACACTATTACATCTGGTGAACAGATATCTGGTGTTGGATATAAGGTTACATCAAGTTACGCAAATGGAGCACTGGTAAGAGGATAATATGATAACCACTGGAATTGATAAGAGAGTCAAAGTCCAACAGATAATTGAAAACCAAATACCTGAGTTTTTATTATCTGAAAGTCCAAAGGCAGTAGATTTTTTAAAACAATACTATATTTCCCAAGAATATCAGGGAGGTCCGATTGACTTAACTGATAATCTTGATCAGTATATAAAATTAGATAACTTAACACCTGAAGTTATTGTTGGTGAGACAAAATTAACTACTGGCATTACAACGTCATCTACAACTATAAATGTTAGTAGTACAAAGGGATTTCCTAATGAATATGGTCTCTTTAAAATTGAAAATGAAGTTATAACATACACTGGAATTACAACTAATAGTTTTACTGGTTGTATTCGTGGTTTTAGTGGTATTACAACTTATCATGCAGATAATAATCCTTCAGAATTAGTATTTACAGATTCTTTAGCAATTAATCATGATGATGATTCTAGTGTTATTAATTTAAGTGCATTATTCCTTAAAGAATTTTACAAAAAGACAAAAAAATCACTCACACCTGGTTTAGAAAATGTTAATTTTGTCAATAATCTAGATGTAAGTAATTTTATTAAAAATTCCAAATCATTATATCAATCAAAAGGAACTGAAGAGTCATTTAGAATTTTATTTAATGTTTTATACAATGAAACACCTAAAGTAGTAGATTTAGAGCAATATTTAATAAAACCATCATCCGCAGAATATATTAGAAGAGAAATAGTTTTAGCTGAAGCAATATCAGGAAATCCTTCTAACCTAATTGGTCAAACAATTGTAAAATCCACGGATTCTGCAACTAGGGCATCAATATCGGAAGTAGAACCTATAACAAGAAAAGGAAAGGTATATTATAAGATTGCGTTATTTGTTGGATTTAATGATATTGATTTAATTGAAGGCACTTTTAATATTCCTGGTAAAACAAAATCAATTACCAACGTATCAGCAGGATCTTCTGTTATAACAGTTGATTCTACAATTGGTTTTGGACAAACAGGAACTTTAGTATCTGGAATAAGCACAAATATATTTTATAGTGGTAAATCAGTCAATCAATTTTTTGGTTGTCAAAATATTATTGATAATATTTCATCTACAGATGATATTAGAGCAAATGAATTTTATTTTGGATATGAAAATGGTGATTTATCTAAAAAAGTTGAAGTAAGACTAACTGGTGTATTATCAAAATTTATTCCAAAATCAGATATAAGGTTATTGACTGAAGGTGAAAAAATAAGTGTTAGAAATGTTGGTGAAAAGATATTAAACCCAACAGAAAATAAAACAAGGAAACAAATATTTGCAAATTCATGGATTTACAATACATCATCTAGATTTTTAATAGAAAGTGTATCTGGTGCTAATGTTGTTTTATTTACAGATGATATTGATAAATCTAGTTTAAAGATAGGTGATAATATTGAAATTTTATTCAGAAATGAAGAAACAAAGATAGCAACAGGTACTGTAGGTAATATTGATAAATCTACAAGCACAATATCATTAAATAATCTTGTTAATCAACCAGGCATAACCTTATATCCTGATCCAAATAGACAATATGATTTAAGAAGAGTTGTAAATCGAGCATTTAGTAATACAGTTGATATTGAATTTGGAAATAACGTTTTAACTAGCGATGTTACTAACGTTTATAATGAATCTGATGTAAATTTTTATGTTGCCTCTAATTCACTTCCTTCATACCAAATAACAGCATCATTACCAAAATCAATATTACCAAATGCGATTGCAGGTAATGAATTACCTTTATCTGGATATGATCCAAATACTCTTAAATATCATATCTTATCATTTCCAAATCCAGTTCCATTTATAACTGGTGATGAAATTTTTTATACAGCACAGGGAACAGTATTACCTAATTTACCAGAATCATCATATTTTGTTGAAGTTTTAAGTAATCCAAATCAAATTCGTTTGTATAGATCAAGATCATTTATCCCTATAGGTGATTATGAAGAATTTGAAGCATTACCATCAGGATCGGGAACTCATACTTTCTCACTTGTTGGCATTCTTGAGCAAGAAGTAGCACCCCAAAAATTACTTAAAAAATTTAGTTTAAATCCAAATCTAACCAATTCAACCTCAATCAAGACAAATCCTGGCACAATAGGTATGTTAATTAATGGAGTTGAAATTAGAAATTATAAATCTAATGATAAAATATTTTTTGGACCTATTGATAAAATTGATTTATTAAATGGAGGAGAAAACTATGATGTAATATCACCACCTAATATTGAATTATCAAGTCCTGGTATTGGTAGAACTAATGCTTTAATAAGACCAGTCGTTACAGGTAGTGTTAAAGATGTTCAAGTTGACCCACAAAAATTTGATATACAAAAAGTTGTTTCAATAACTGTCGAAGGAGGAAATGGATCTGGTGCAGTGCTTGAACCTGTTTTATCTGAGAGAAGAAGGGAGATTTCATTTGATGCAAGATTATTATCAGACTCTGGTGGTGTTGATAATATAGATGAAACTATAACATTTACTCAAAATCATAACATAATAAGTGGACAACCTCTTATCTATGATAGAAACAACAATCCTCCATTAGGTGTAGGAACTGTAGGTAATGATAGTGGAACATCTGTTGTTGGTTTAGGAACAACAACTCTTGTTAACGCTGCTACTTATTTCCCACAAGTAGTTAACCCCTCAACCATAAAATTATTTCAAACACTAACAGATTTCAATGCAGGTATTAATACAGTTGGGTTTACTACCACTAATAAAATAGGAATCCATAAATTTAAATTATTAAATGATGAAAAAACACTCAAAGATGTAAGAGTTTTAGATGGTGGAAGTGGATACGAAAATAGACAAGTTTTTGTAAAACAATCTGGTATTAATACAATAACTAATACTATTCATTTTGATAATCATGGATTTAATCAGGGTGATAAAATTGTATATGCAACGGGTGTCGGTATTGGATCAACTTTACCAACATCTATAACTGGTTTAACAACTTCAACAGGTATAACTACAACAACTAATTTTTATCAGGTAATAAAGGTAAATGATAATTCATTTAGAGTTGCAAATGCAGGTTTAGGTGGAACTATAACATCGGAATTTGATAGAAGAGATTATATAAAGTTTTCAGATAAAGGAACTGGATTCCAAATATTTAAGTATCCAGATGTAAAATTAAATATTAAATTTGAATCATCTAATATAGGTGTTGGAATAATTACTGCTACACCTGTCGTTAGAGGTTCAATCACTGATGTATTACTCTATGAAGAGGGATCAGGATATGGATCTGATATTTTAAATCTTGAAAAATCAACTACAATAAACATAAAAACAGGAAAAGAAGCTCAGTTAAAACCTATTGTAACTGATGGTAAAATCTCCTTTGTTGAAGTTCAAACTAAAGGTCGTGAATACACCTCTGCTCCAGATTTAGAGGTAGTTGGTATTGGAACAGGTTTAGGTGCAAAATTAAGAGCAGTTGTAGAAGATGGAAAAATAACTAATGTAATTATTTTAGATGGTGGATTACAATATCAACAAGATAAAATTGATATAAAAGTAGTTCCGCCTGGCACTGGTTGTAAATTAGAAGCAAAAACAAGAGGATTAACGGTTAATACTTTTGCTAGATATGATAATGAAGCACTTGTAGAAACAAATAATAAATTAGAATATTCAATTGTAGGATATTCAACACAAATTGGTAATGATACTTTTGGAGATACAGGTGATGGACATTCACCTATAATTGGTTGGGCATATGATGG